TCACTTAAATGGCAGCTCCTCCTGATCATCTACGGCCTGAAATCCGTCCTTATCCATATCATTTTCCATTTTTAGAAACACGCACCGGAATACATTTCCATTGATCTTCTTCGTCTTATTAAGGCGCCCGCTTTCTGTCTGGATTAGTCCATTCTTATCAGCCCATGAAAGAAAAGCTTTCTTAGAAAATCCACCTTTGCTACATATTGATTCGAAAACATTGTTGTATATGATGGCATACCCATTCTCAATAACTCCCCATTTTTCATTTGTCTGGGTCATAGGGTCGAATTTTGATCCATTAATGACAATTTCCCCCAGTATGTACTGATAGCATCTTTCATTGTCTGAAAGCTCATTCCTGTCCATTAGTACGGTCTTAGCCTCATCCAGACTGATATATTGCCCATCCTGAAAGAGATAATCTGTTGCGATCCTATCTGCAGTGAGAACAATAGACAACGAAATACTCTGCTTCTGCATCTTCTCATCGTCATGTATCTGCCGCTGAATCTCCTGCTGAATCTCCATGACTTTTTCCATCCCGATATCTTTCAACGCCTGGACAAATTCATGGCCAGCAAAACCGTAGTTCTGTTTGATTATCTCTGCCGTCTTCTGGGGATCTTGATAAACCTTTTCCCCACATTCGATCTCTAAGATCCTGTTGATGGCACCGCCCTGGGACACATAAGAATTCAATGGACGCTCCCCATTGGTCAGAATTGTATTCTTCCAGCGGTTTTCCCTGTTCATCCCCAATTCTTTATTAGACCGGCTCTTTCCTTTTCCAGAGCACAGATCATATACAATGCCTTCGAAATTGTCCCGGATCCTGGCCGATGTTTTACTGGTATCATCCAGCATCATCGGCAGATTGTTCAGCAGATCCGCCCTGGCCTCCAGAGCTACGTCAGTTGTCTTGAAATCTCCTATATACCGACTCTCGTCTGGGTTCGCCCAGATGGAGCAGGCCAACATCAATGTGACAGACTTACCGCCTTCTGTTTCGCCCCAAAGATCCACGAAAAATGGCAGGGCACCCAACGGGCCGATCAGGACACTTGCAAATGCAGCGGCCATCATGAATTTGATTTCTAGCCGGCCTGTGGATCTCAGCTGCTTTACATGACTGTACCATTTAGCCCTGCTTCCACGCTCCTCGATGCTTTCAAACACCTGCTTAAAACGGCTGTCACCGTCAAACACGATATCTTTGTCATAAGGAATAAAGCCGCCTTTTATCCACCCCAACTTACTGCTGGAATATTGGACGTTGATTTCGTTGTCATTGAAGTTCTCCACGTCTGACAGAAAGCGCACCAATAGTTTCGCATTCTCACTTGTGACTGCAACTCCTCGTTTCGAGAGAGAGGTAATCTTACTTGCCGTAGCAACCAGGTCCTTCGGCACAATCATCTCTTCCCAGCGGTTGTTCCTCTTATACGCCAGCCTTAACTGCTCGTCACCTGTCTCCAAATTCTTTAAACGTTCCACTGGCAGAATAGGATGATAACAAGCCGTCTCTTCCAATCCCCCATCTTTCTGTGAATAGATTCCTCTATCTGATGCAATCCATAAGCCGCAGCGCATGTTATCATAAGGGCCTGTGAAATTCGTCCAGTTTTCCACAAGACTCGGAGAGTTATCACCTCTTTTCTGCATTTCTTTCTCTACTCTCTTATATGCATTCAGCATAGTTCTAAACTTGGTTTTTACCCCGAGCTCTTCAGCTCGATCCTCCAGATCAAGCATGAGTCTTGCCTTCTTAATTTCGTCCTCCTGGCTGAACAGTTCTTTGAAAACTGTTTCTGCCAGTATTGATTGTTTATCAAGCCTGTCTAAAGGCTCCATGCTATCACCTCGGTTCGTTTAATATTTCGTGCAGATACAGTTGGTATTGCAGGGCATTATAGCAGTCTGCCCATGCATCGGATAATGGTTCTGCCTTCTGGTATCCATTCCTGTATATGTCAATCAGATCATTGTTTAATTTCCTGCGTGCCTTCATTTCAACAGCCTGCTTACGCTTCATTTCCTGCTCTTTCATGGCATGATACCGCGCCAGCTTATCGCTGTAGGTTTCGTTCTCGTAAGTTCCGCCAAGGCTTAAATACACCTCTTTAAAGCCCTGATCCTCCATTGTCATGATGAACGAAAATATATCCCCATTTGCCCCGCAGGCGAAACAGTTATAGCCGTCCCTGTATATCTTCATAGAAGGCTCCCTGTCACCTTTGTGGAACGGACATTGAACGAATCCTGATCGGTTGGGCTGGATGCCGTATCTGGCCAGAATGTCCCACATGGAATATGTTGCCTTAATCTCTTCTTTGGTCATTCGCCTACTCCTCCATTCCTTCCAGATATTCTTTCAGCTCTCGATATAATATGTCATGGATCAACCTGCCCGTTGTCTCAGCCTTACAAAAATCAAGCTGCATACCATATCTTGCTCGGAAAGCGTCAATGCTTGCCACTAATGCCTGTGGGGCAAAAAGGCTGCGATATTTACCGTTATAAACCTTTTCCCAGGTTCCACCTTCTACCAACAAGTAAATCCTTATACCCGCTTCTGCGGCCCTATCAAACTCTCTCTCAAACCTGGCCCGTTCCCTGCCGAAGCACTGGCAGAGCTCATCCAGATTCATTTTGCGCTCAATTACAATAAATTTTGAGAAATCCAGCTCTGATCCATCTGGCAGAATGCAGGCACAAGAATAATCACCTACATCCAACTTGCGACGCTCATGGGGTAATCCGCAGGCGGATATTCTATCTCTTAACTTCTCTGTATTTTGCTCCCTGGTATCCACGAGCAGTTTCATGGATTCCAGAGAAGCCTTCAGTTCAAACGGCGTCATACTTAGTTAAATGGTAGCTGTTCGTCAATTCCATCCGGAATATTCATGAATCCATCGGAATCTGGAGCCTGTTGCGTTGAATATGCAGATCCTGTTTTGAGAAGCGTATCTGCTGGGATTTCAAACTTTCCACTTTTAATTTTTTCAACAGTCACCAGTGAATGGCAGTTTGTAAAAAATCCTGAACGGTTATTAAAGTTGTATTCTTTGTTATTAAATAATGCGCCTATCTTCTTTCCTTTGAGTTTCTGCTCATCCCAATCCCAGTGAAAACCACTATTGCTTTCTTCAAAATTCGTGATAACCGTTTTAAACCTTCTTAGAGTCCAACTATCCTGTTCGCTTCCATCATCTTTTGGAACACGCAGGCGGTATGTACCTTTCCATTTTTTGTCTTCACCAGTTTGTTCCTTGTAATTCCGAGCGAAAAATCCTTTAAACTCGCCCTCTTCAATATCGAATGACAGAATGATTACATCACCCCAGTCATTTTCCTTATACTCCACGTTCTTAATCCCAAGGATGTATCCACCAACTGGCAGACGCTCCTGATCTGAATATGCCTGCGCTTCTTTGTATCCTTCGATTTTTCTCATTTAAAATTCCTCCAATGCCTTTATTACTTCCACAATATCGTTGTCTATTTCAAAATCTTCGAATGCTCCCATAGGAGACTTCGCCGTACTATTGTTTGCTCTGGTTTCAAACAGATACCGCCCGTCTACACATTTAGAGAGCAAAACTGTTGTGAATTTACTTTCAAGCACAATCTTATTTAGTTTCTTCCCCGATGTCTGGATTCTCGTAAATCGATATCCAGCGTCGTCGGTTTCGGTCTGCGTATGAGCTGTAAATACAATCGTCAGATCATCTCGATAATCGTAACACTCCACAATCATATCCCAGACACAAGTTGCCAGATCGACCCATTTGTCATATCCTTTCTCTTTGCTCCGGCGCATCTCATCCGCTACCATAAGCCCATTAACAGTATCAACCACAATCACTTTGACCTGCAGGCAGGCCTCGGCAATCCTTTTAATGTACTGCCGTACCACATTCGCATCATCGCATGCAAGATAATTTTTATTATCAGGACCGTACTGCTTTCTCCATCCCTTCCAAGATAATCCCTTTTTATCAGCATCAATATAGTATGTGCTCTGTGGATCCAGATTCCTCATTGACGTTGTTTTACCGGATCCAGACTCACCAGCAATGCAAATAACTTTTGACATTTAATTCTCCTCCTTCACCCAATTTCCCGAATAGAACCATCCGACAAGCGTTTCCGTAAAATCTTCCATATTTTCTGCATGTTTGGCGATCTCCAAAAATGTTTCTTTCATCTCAAGATCTCCAAACCTACAGCGATCACAAGCATAAGAAAAAGAGTCTTCTTCCGGAACTTTTTTGCCAGCCTCTACGTTTACTCCTATATACAATTGATTTCCTCCATTTCAAATACATCAATATCTGGTTGTGGTTGTTCATAAAATTCAGAAAATGCATTCAAAAATTCTGTTTTGTTGTCCTCTATATAAGCCGCCGAAATATGTTTGTAGCCATATTTCTTGGCAAATCTTTTTATGGGACGAATTGCATCTAATAATTCTTTTTCTTTCTCTTCCATTTACAAATTCCTCCGATTGATTTATAATTTAAGTGGTTATTTTGCGGAGTACGTATCGGGTTCCAGCCCATTGATATGTACTCTTTTTTATGCCATGGCTATGTACACTAATACCATGGCTCCCCATACTACTACCAGCCCCGCCAGCACTCTCACCAGCTGCCAGTCCGTCATCGGGCGGTCACACGGTCTGTGTCTCATGGCTTTGTTCACCTCCTTCCTCTGTCTGCACGATATCCTCTACCCGGATCCCCAATGCCTTGCAAACTTTCCCGAGTTTCCAGGGCTTCATCAGCCGCCCCCGCCGCATCAGACAGATGACACCATAATTGACCCCTGATGCCACGGACAGCTCTTGCAGATCCATGCCTGCATTGCCGATCGCTATAAGCATCTTCTGCGGATCGGCCCGGAGCATGGACTCATCTCTTGGTTTTGGCATGTTTTACACCTTCTTTCTTGATATATGTTTCAGTTCCTCCTAAGCGGTAACGGCTGTTATTATTGTTTGCGTCCTAAAGATAATGGGTAATCTGAGCGGGATATGGATTCCACGGTCTGTAGCCCTTTGTCGGAAAACTCTTCATCAAGGAGTTTTGTCAGTTTTTCAGGTGTTCCTGTGTGTGTCACTAAATCAAAAACCAATTCTGAATACTTTTTCACATCTGTGATTAATTGTAATGCCTCAAATTTTCTCAGCACCTCGCACCACCTCCTTCTCTACTCTCCACTCTCCCAATCAAAGTCCGTTTTATGGGGCACATCTTACGCCACCCCGTACTTGATTGCTAATTCTTTTACGATAGCCGTATACCCCTCAATGAGTTTCTTGTCATCTGCAATCACATCGAGGTAATTTAACTTGTCCCTTTTGGATTTACAGATGCCTTCATCGGCCATCCTTCTGCGCTTATTGGTCAATCTCTGCTTCACATTCACGCCCATGCGTTTTTCCAACAACTGGTATGACTCTGCCCTTACATCCTGATATGACTTATTGTCTCCGCATTCCATCCCGATTTTCCTCAGGATCCTTCCGGTATCATCGCGCCATGATGTTGTATCGATGGCTACGACCTCACGGATGCTTTCGATCCGGTTTGCCACATGCTCCAGTTTTTCTGCCTGCCGCCTCTGCTCAATCTCTAGGTTGATCATTACCTGCAACTGCGGTGAAAGTTCCTGTGTGGCTAGAGATGCGGTCTTATATTTCTTTTCCACCTGGATAAAATATCTGCGCACCTGTTTGCCTTTTTCATTGCGCTCAAGCATTGCCATTTCTTTGGCAGTGTCTAACTTGACGATGTGGTCTTTTTTCGTCTGACCGGAAGGTGTAGAAATTTCTACGCCTTGAAAATCTTCATTTTCTACAGCGTCAATGTCTGATAATCTGCGTTTCACCCATTCACGGTAAACACTTGGTGCCCCCAGAACCTCATGCAGTTCTGATCCGTATACAACTTTTTCTCCTGTGCTTGTCTCGTATACCGGAACAAGTTCGTTTTCAATTACTTTTAATTCGTTCATGCTTCCTCCTTTTTATCTCATTGATACAAATATTTACATTTTCTCCCAAACTTCCTATAATATAAGTACAGGCCCCGCCAGGCCAAGTAAAACAGAAGGAGAATCATAATTGAAGTTTGACGTTCATCCTCCAAAGATTAACATTGAGATTCCAAAATATGATGTTACAATGCCTAAATTTGATGTTCCTAAAATTGAACCTCCGGAACTATTATTTATGAAAACTAAATCAAGACTTCCGGGGTATGAAGATTCAGTTTTAGCAAAAATGGCTGATGATATAAAGTCATCTTACGAAAAACAATTAAATGAAATCTCAGCGACACTTAACGAACAGCTTGATATGGCAAAAGCAGAAACGGTTGCCGCTAAAAAAGAAGCTCTTATTTCAAAGATAATTGCCATCGTTTCTCTTATAGTTTCTGTTGCTATTGGAGTAATCCAAATATTCTTATAAACAAAGATGTAACACTTATCAGCAAAGCACATATAGATATAACCTTTGCTTGTTTGCTCCACTTATGTGCTTTGCTCAAGTTGTCATCCCACGGCAAATCGTCCATCCTACTCACCTCCTCTCATCCGGTACTTTGTCTGCTTCTGAGCACTTTTCGTGCTCTATTTTTGCAAAAAAAATAAAATCAACTGTACGATTATAGTAAGAGGCAATTTTTATTTTAATATCATCTCTCGGAATCCGTTCACCCTGTTCATACATGGCAAGTGCAGAAATGCTGATTCCACATGCTTTTGCAACCTCTTCTCTGCTTCTGTTTCCTCTCAATAGAATTAGTCGTTTCGCTATTGCTTTCCTATTCATCTTCCCACCTCCTTCTGAGTACGATTTGTGCTCATTTATAGAATACACGAATCGTGCTCATATGTCAAGCACAAAATGTGCATTTTTCTATTTACTTTTAAACACGTATCGTGTATAATACGATTTATAAGGAAGGGGTGAACATATGGCTAATTTTGCAAATGTTTTACGATTATTAAGAACTGAAAAAAACATGTCTCAGCAAGAGCTTGCGAGAGCTCTTCGTATATCTAAAAGTGCTGTTAATATGTACGAACGAGGGGAACGACAGCCCAACTTTGAAACGTTAGAGTTAATTGCTGATTTTTTTAATGTAGATACAGATTATCTATTAGGAAGAACAAATAAAACCACCCGCATCATACGCCCCGATACACTTGCCGCCCATTTTGACGGTGATGAGTATACAGAAGAAGAATTAGAAGAAATTAAACAATTTGCAGAATTTGTTAAGAACAAAAGAAAGTAAGTCCAGCTTTTTGGATATGCGTTGCGATGCGATAGGTTCAGGAGGTGATTTTCTTGAACGGATATGAAAAATTAGAAGAGGAAGCTTATCAAAACGGCATACACGTCATAGACTATGACTTCAATTCCGAAAAGATCAAAGGGCTGTATTGCGATGGAACTATTGGTTTAAACAAGAATCTGGATTCCCTCGCTGAAAAATCCTGCGTTTTGTCGGAAGAACTCGGCCACCATTATACAAGTACAGGGAATATAATTGATATGGCAGAAGTAAAGAATAGGAAGCAAGAACGTCAGGCTCGGCTTTGGGCTTACAATAAGATTATAGGGCTAAGAGGTATAATTGACGCCTATGAGTACGGATGTCGCAATCTGTATGAAGCTGCCGAGTATCTGGAGGTTACAGAAGAATTTCTCAAAAAATGTGTAGATTGCTATCGCGCGAAATACGGCGTAGGTAAAATGATCGATAATTACTATATTATGTTCATTCCACATTTAATGGTGGGGAAAATTGTAAATTGATGTTATGCTGGATGGCTTAACGTATACGTGGTGTAAAATGTACAGGAAAAGGAGGAAAAACTATGAAATGTCCTAAATGCGGCAACGAATTGAGAGCAGCTAAGAATAAGGAAGGATATTATGTGTGTGATGCATGCGACTCTTATTATAAGAAAAGAAGCAACGACGCATGTGAAAAACCTAAAGAGAAAAAAATTAATGTATGCGTGTTGATATCCCTGATATTTGGTGTATTATACCTCATATATTGTGCGTTTTATTGGTCGGGTACGATCAGTGATACCGTGGGTACCGCCCAAAAAGTCGGAGTTGCAATTGCAACAACATTGGTTATACCCCACATTGCCATGACAGCACTCGCAGTCGTATTTAATGCCCTTGGATTATTTATGAATAAATGGGGGTTCGTATTAACCGGGGCGATACTGTATGCAGTAGCCCTGATACTATTTCCAATCTATTTTATTTTTGTAATAGTTGAGATGATATTATCTTTTGTTGGCTTCGCTCAAATGAAAAAGGATAAATAAAAAACCGCCCCTGCGCCAACAGGAACTGATAAATTGATGTTACGCCATTCGGCTTAACATAAATGTGGTGTTATGAGGTACAGAAGAAAAGGAGAAAAAGTATGAAAAAAAGGTTTTTATCATTACTATCAGTGGTATCGATGACAGTGTCCCTATTTGTAAATCCTGTGATGGCAAAAGATGTCAGTAATTATCATGATGTGCCAACAAACGCATGGTATTATGAGTATGTAGCTGATGTTGCCCAAAAGGAACTAATGACTGGATTAAACGAGAACACCTTCGGACCAACTATGAATCTTGCTAGAGGGCAGTTTTCGACAGTAATTTACCGAATGTCCGATAGCCCAGACGCATCCTACGAAGCAATATTTAGTGATGTTCCTGATGGACAATTTTATTCACTTCCTATAACTTGGGCGAATGGAAATGGCATTGTAACCGGGTATGGTAACGGGAAATTCGGCCCCGCCGATTCTCTTACTAGGGAGCAGATGGTTACAATGTTATACCGCTACGCAAATGTAAATAGTATGGATACATCCACAGCTACTGATTATTCAGATTTTCCTGATGCCGGCCAAGTAAGCAGCTTTGCATCACAAGCAATGAGCTGGGCTGTAGGGAACGGAATTATCTCTGGAGACCAGGGCCGATTAAATCCACAAGGAAACGTTAGCAGAGCAGTCTGTGCTACCATGATTTCTCGTTTTACTGGTGGTCCAAGTATCACACCACCAGTAATTCCAGACACCCCTGAAACAGGTTCAACTTATGTCCTTAACACAAGTACTCACAAGTTCCATTATCCTTCTTGCCGTGATGTAAATAAGATTGCGCAGGAAAATTACGCATCCTCAGACAGAAGCAGGGATGAACTCATAGCTGACGGATATTCCTCTTGCGGACATTGCAATCCATAAAGTAATAATCCACCGCCTCCGTGCACACCACCGAGGCGGTGCACCTTGAAAATATAATAGGCTTACCTAGGCAGCCGACAGGCGGCTCGTTATCCGTTTCGAGTCTTGCGGAAAGGATGATGCTTATGAGTACATATGAAGAATTTATGGTGTTGCTCACCATTGCGTTACTAATTGTAGCAATTCTGAATTTGAAAAATAAGAAATAGCCGCTCCTGTCTCTGGTAAAGATTGAACGGCTATTCTTTGTAGCTTATTAAATTAATTCGCCGGAACGGGTAGCGTGCACCTACTCGTCGGCTGTCTTGTTAAGTATATTATACCAAATATACTTTAAATGTCAAGAACCGCTCCTGCGCCAACAGGAACGGCTTATATAGATGCTATACAGGTCAGAGACCGATATAACTATCCTGAACAAATAGATTATATCACAAATCTCCTGCACCTGTATAGGTGTATTTTTTGTACCCATTTTTAAGGAGAGAGGAGATGATATCATGGCATTAATGACTTGCCCAGAATGCGAAGGAAAAGTATCCAGTAAAGCCATTATATGCCCTCATTGCGGCTATCCGATGCAGGATAAGCCAATCCCTACCAAACCAACTAAAAAGGGCAAGAGGCGGCGCCCTAATGGCTCAGGGACAATCGTAAAGCTATCCGGTAACCGGAGGAAGCCGTATCAAGTCCGTGTGAACACTCGCTTGGACGACCGCGGGTATCCGGCATTTGACATCCTAGACAACTTCCCAGATCGAGTCCAGGCCGAGATAGCCTTAGCAAAATATAACGAGACCCCATATGACGTAAACCTGCGCGGTCTGACTTTTACTGAGGTCTACGAGAAATGGTACATGAGGAAATATGGAAAAGATCCGAACAAAAAGCAGAAGGGGCAGCGTTCGTCTGCTGAATACGCCAGCCGCGCAGCATTAAAAAAATGCGCCCCTCTCCATGATAAAGTTTATTCAAAACTACGAACTCAAGAGATGCAGAAGATTGTAGACTGCCCTGACTATTCCCATTCCATGACCGAGCATATATCTTCCCTACTGAGGAATATGGGGAAGTACGCGCTGGAATTTGACATAACCTCCAAGGACTATGCATCTTTCATAGTAATTAATAAGGAGGATGACACAGAAAAAGGCGTACCATTTACCGAGGATGAACTTGCACTTCTCTGGAAGAATAAGGATCGGCCTTTTGTCGATACCATCCTTATATACTGTTACTCCGGCTGGAGGCTCAATGAACTGGCCCGGATGCCGCTGAAAGATATCGACCTGGAGAATAAGGTATTTAATGGCGGTCTTAAAACCCCTGCAGGCAAAAACAGGATTGTCCCCATCCATTCTGCCATATACGGCTTTGTCAGAGCGAGATATAACCTATGCTTTAAAAGCCTGATTTACCATGATGGTAACGTGAATATCGGTGAAGGAAAATACCGTGAATATTTCGCCCAGGCTCTGCTTGACTGCGGAATCACTACAGAACATACGCCGCATGACTGCCGCCATACCTTTAACTCCAAGTTGGACAGTTCCGGCGTAAACCTTTCTTGCAGGCTCAAACTAATGGGCCATGCCGGCGGTAATATTAACGAGAAAGTATACACTCACAAGACCATCGATGAGCTGCGAGAAGCGGTTGAGATGATAAAGGTTCCGTGA